GAGACTTGATGTTGTATTAGCAAAGATGATGGGCTATAAATTATCCCATAGGGCTTTACGACATGGAGATGAAATTGATGAAGAACTGTATACTAAGTTCTTGGAACAATCAGACACACAAAACCTATTAGTATGTGACCATATTTCTGGAACCAATGGTATTTCCTTAGAAGCAATTGCTGGATTGGTCCGAAAACATACACCAGAATTTGTTGTTATTGATGGTGTTTACTTAGTTAGTACAGGAGATTCTCGGAAGGCTGCCTGGGAACAGTCTCATATGTTGTTCTATGGTCTAAAGAATTTAGCTACCTCAACCAATACTCCAATTATGGTATCAACACAGGCTACAAGAGAGGCAGCGAATATGTTCACCCCACCAAGGGCAGACCAAGTAGCATTTGGTGATGCCTTAATACGGGCAGCTGATGTTGCATTAGCTATGTGTGCTTTAGAGGATGAGGATGATAAACGATTAGTTCAATTCCAAAAGTATCGTGACGGAGAGTTAAAGAAAGATTTGACAGTTATGAATTGGAAGGTTAACAATGGTGATATAGAAGAATTACCGGACTATGAGTGGGGCGATTTTTAACATAGTAGGAGGTCTGAAATGGGACTTTTAAATTGGCTTATAGGTGAGACTAAAATTGAGCGGGTTCATAGAGAAAATGAAATCGTGGTCAAGACACTAAAGAGCAAGGGAAAAAGTAAAATTCCTGTGAATGTCACTATTGGTGATATTAAGCAGGGCATTGTTATGGACCCTAACGGCTATAAAAATGAAGTAGTTCTATTCTTGAGAAAAAACAAAAAGGATAGGTAATGGTCGATTGGTACTCTGTATTAGCTGAGTATGGGGTTTCCTTACCAGACGACAATCAAGTTATAATTCATTGTCCCTTTCACGAGGATAGTAGACAATCATGTTCTATTAATCTTGAAAAGGGAGTTTGGATTTGTTTCGCCGGATGTGGGCAAGGAAGTCTAAAATACTTCATCTACAAACTCTCCGGGAAATCTTGGAAAGAGGTTGATGCAGAGATAGAAGAGAAGAATTGGGAAATTGACTTAACCTTATTAGACGGTTTATCTGTAGATGACTTTATAGACACCACACCTAAGTATGAAGAGCCAGATGAACTTTTAGACATTCCAGATTCCCATTGGATATACAAAAGAGGATTCACTAAAGAGACAGTTCTTAAGTGGGGATGTAAAACTAATAGGTACTCAGACTTTTTAATACCTGTTGAAAATACCAACAGTGAAATTCAAGGGTGGGTGTCTAGACGAACTCAAGCTATTCCAAAATATTTATTTTCAGCAGGTTTTGCAAAGTCACACAGTCTGTTTGGAATTAATCAGTTATATCAAACAGAAACAATATACGTAGTGGAAGGAGCCTTAGATTGCATGTGGTTAAATCAACATGGCTACTCTGCTGTAGCTGTATTGGGGGCATCGGTATCTCCAACACAAATTAATTTAATCGGCACCTTACACCCAAATGAAGTTGTTTTAGCCTTAGATAATGATGATGCAGGTAAGAAAGGTATGAATAAAGCAACTATTGCTATGAGTAATAGATTCATGCTATCCTATTTGAAATTACCTAAACAATACAAAGATGTTCAAGAGATAAGTAACATCAACGTTTTAAATAAAGTAATTAATAATAAAAGTATCTGGTAAAGGAGACTAAGTATGAGTGGCATAAGTCGCATACAAAAAGGTCGAGAGGATTTTAAAAATCCTCAAGAGACAAGAGAAGTTGGCAAAGAGATTTGGCTCAAAGATGGAGAGCAGATGTTCCTTACGTCTGTTGCGACAGGAGATGAGAATGATAAGTTTTTAGATGAGATTTATCTATATACTTTCCGTGTCGGTAGTCGTTTTACAAACGTTCTGAAAGATGAACGTGTGGACACTAGTGGAGTTCCTGAAACTGATGCTAGTGGAAATCCAGTACGTCCCTCCCACAAGTTTGCTTTTTGGGCATATGTCCACAATATAATTCATATTGAAAAGCGAAACGATGATTGGGAAGAGATAGAGGGGCCTGGAGGCAAAAAGATGTTTAAAGAAACCGTAGATGATTTCCGAATCATTCCTCTTACTTTTGGACGAGGAGATTATATTTGGAATCAATTGGTAGACATCTATAGTGATTGGGGTTCTTTAAGTAAGGGTGTGATGAGAATCAAGAGAACTGGTTCTGGCATGCTAGACACTTCTTATACTCTAGCTGCTACACCTAAAGATGATGAAATTCCTGAAGAGAAGAAGACAGAAGTATCTGACCTTCCTCAAATCAAGGAGTATTACTTCGAGAGATATGGCAGCTTCAATGCTCCCGAAAGTGACACTCCGAGTTCTTCGGATGATGATGACGAGTTATTCTAGATTAAGTAAAGATAATTACTTTCTACAGATGGCCTATCTCGCAGGAGAACGGTCAACTTGTCGAAGAAGAAAAGTTGGATGTGTGTTAGTGGATTCTAGTAATCATGTGGTAGCCACTGGTTATAACGGAGTCCCAAAACACTTCCCACATTGTCTCGATAAGCCCTGTGAAGGAGCTGATGCACCTTCCGGGCAAGTTTTAGAAAAGTGTTTAGCTGTCCATGCTGAACAAAATGCTTTTCTCCAATTAAGGTCTAATGATTTCTTGACGGCTTATCTGACTGTGACACCTTGCATAACCTGTGCTAAGATGATAGCAAATAGTAAAGTCTCTAGAATTGTTGCGAGGGAGCCTTATGTTCAATCTCTGGCTACTCAAATTTTAGAAGAAGCGAAGATTAAAGTAGAAATTCATAATGTCGATAGTAACAGAACATAACTGGCATGAGGAACTTGATAAGCTAAAAGAAGTTCTTGAAAAAAATCCTACCCTAGTAGTTGATGTTGAAACTAATGGGTTAGATTCATATGGAATGAATCAGATATGTGGGATAGGACTAGGTGAACCAACTTCGGGTGGGCTTTTACAATATTACCCCTTTCGTCACCACCAAGGGAATAACTTACCTGATGACTCCCTAATCTACTTGATACAGTTTTTAAATGAATTTGTAGAAACTTATATAGGGTATAACTTAAAGTTTGACCTACATTTTTTAGAAAAAGATGGTCTAACGGTTATTGATAAGAAACTAATTGATGTAATTGTGATGGTTCGTTTAATTGAGCATAGTGACATTAAAGAATTAGGTTTAACTCCCACAGGAAAAAGAAACTATGGTGAGTCAGCAGTTCAATATGACATAGACACCAAGAAAGAACTAAGAGCCAATAAATGGAATAAAGATTTTTCTGAATCTCCAGCTGAGTTCCTTGGTGAATATTGTAAAAAAGATGTTGAACTAACAGCTAAGATTTATATGGATTGTTTAGAAAAGATTCAAAAGACTCAACAAACTAGAATCTTTGACTTAGAATGTAAACTTACTAAGGTTCTCTACAAGATGGAGAAGCGCGGCATCTCTATTGATAATAAGTATGCTTTGAATACTCAAAAATCTATTGTTAATAGATTAGAGGCTGTCCAACAAGAAATACTTGATATTTCGGGACGTATTAAATGGAACTATGACCTTCCTATTGCTTCGCCTAAACATGATGAAAAAGAATTTAATATTTCGAGTTCTAAACAAATAGGAGAAGTTTTCCTTTCGATGGGTATTGAGTCCCCTATGAAGACTTCCAAAGGAAATGACTCGTGGAATGAAGCGGCCCTCGTAAATATTAATCATAGACTCGCGGGTCTGATACGCCAATATAGAACACTAGAGAAATTAAAGTCTACGTACATTGACCCCTACTTAAAAGTAGAAACAATGCATACTTCTTTTTGTAATTGGGGTACGGCTACAGGAAGACTGTCTTCTAGAGAACCTAATCTACAGAACATTCCTAGAAACCATTTTAAGTTACATGAGCCTTTATTAGATGAAGATGGTAAGCAAGCAATGAGAGATAAAATATCCGCCATGGTGGGACAAAAAGGAATCACTATGGATGGAGAGTTATCTGACGATGTGTTAGGTACATGGTCCTTCATAGGTGATGAATACTATGACGAGGCTGATAAACATCAGATTGCTATTAGACGATTGTTTATTCCAAGAAAGAACTACACATTAGTTGGTTTTGACTATCAACAGATGGAAGTTCGTGTCTTTATGTCTTACTTCCGAAATGAGCTGATTGACGAAATTTTAAATAAGACAGATGTAGATTTTCATGGGGAAGCTGCAAAGTTAGCCTTTAGTATAGATGATAATCATAAACAGTTTAAATTCTATCGTCAGATGGCTAAGGCGATTACTTTTGGAACTATTTATGGGATTGGTAATAATAAGCTTTCCCAACAATTAGGAACAACTCCTAGGGAAGCCGGGAAATATAAGAAGCAATACTTTGAAGGAATGCGAGGGTCAAAAGACTTCTTTGATAAGGTAGTTGCTACGGTTGAGGCAAGAGGTTGGATTAAGAACAGGTATGGTAGACAGTATAAAATTAACCCACAGTTTGCTTATAAAGGTGTTAATTACTTAGTTCAAGGCACAAGTGCTGATTTGCTAAGTGAACGTATGTTAGAGGTGGATGAATACTTAGAAGATAAGAAAAGTAATATCCTTCTTCAAGTCCATGACGAACTTATCTGTGAAATACATAATTCGGAATTGGAAAGTATCCCACTTAAGCTTAAAGAAATTTTAGAGGTTAATAGTTTAGATATCCCATTAGTTGTAGATATGGAAATTTGCAACCCCTCATGGGCTACAAAAACTGATTATAAGGTTATGAGTATGGATGATTATATAGATTGGGACGATGTTCCATTTACTGATAAGGCTGGTATAGACTGGCTATAAAAATAGCTGCTGTCTAGGCTTGCTCATAGTGGACAAATCTGTTATTCTTAAAGAGTAGTAAATAACTTAGTTAAAGGAGTAACTAATGAAAGTATTCAGTATGTTTTCTGGGATTGGTGGGTTTGAGTTAGGATTAGAGCAATCCAACTTAGAACATCAATTAATTGGGTTCTCAGAAATAGATAAGTATGCCATTTCTATATTTGAACAAAAATTCCAAGGAGTAAAAAATTATGGTGACGCAACTACAATTCGAGGGGATGAACTCCCTGACTTTGACCTCTTGGTCGGCGGCTTTCCTTGCCAGTCATTCAGCGTGGCTGGACTCCAGAAAGGATTTGGCGATACAAGAGGAACACTCTTTTTTGACATCGCAAGGATTTGTTCAGAAAAAAGACCCCGATATTTGGTACTTGAAAACGTTAGAGGTTTATTATCTCATGACGGCGGGAAAACTTTCCAGACAATACTTAGGGTTCTCTCCGACTTGGGGTATGGAGTTGAATGGCAGGTACTTAACAGCAAGAATTACGGAGTCGCGCAGAACAGAGAACGCATGTTTATTGTCGGACATCTTGGAAACAGAAGTGCCAGAAAAATATTTCCTCTCGCAGGAGCTGTCAGAGAAACTTCTGTTATCATCGGGGAAGATATCTCGTACGCACTAGATGCGAACTATTACAAAGGAACTAACACTCTTGATAAAAACAGACGACAATTAGTTTCAACAGGCTTGAGAATTAGAAGACTTACGCCTACGGAATGTGAGCGGCTGCAAGGATTTCCAGATGGTTGGACTGAAGGATTATCAGACACCCAAAGATATAAAACTCTAGGTAATGCAGTTACTGTCAATGTTGTGGAAGCTGTTATGAATAGCTTTGCAAAGGTTGAGGAAATAGGATAAACTAAGTCATTATTACTTGCCCCTGGAGGAAGAATTGAGCACCCCCGAAGCATCATTTGAACAAGCTTGTAGAGATGTCGCAACTCAAATTGCAGAAACCGTTATTAGTAAACAACATGATTATGGACACCAGAATATTTTAGCCTTCCGGGAACAAGGATTAGTTGTTCGGCTAACAGATAAACTAGCGAGACTGACTAATCTTATTTGGAACCGTCCATCAGAACCTAAAAATGAATCAATCGATGACACTTTTGTAGATATAGCTGGTTATGCAATTATTGGCCTTATGTTAAAGAATAATACATTTACGTACGAATTGAAGGAACAGAGAAATGTCAAAAGTTAGTATGCATATTGGCTTTACTTTTCGAGTAGGTCCTTTAGACCAGAACCAGTATGGTCGAATAGATTTAACTGTAGACCAAATAGATACAGAGTTACCTGTCCAAGACCAACTCACAGAGGCCGAAACCGTTTCTGATGAGGTATATAAATTCTTAAAGAAGAAGGTGGATTCTCAGCTTGATGAGATGCTTGGGGAGGAGTAATGGCCGACACCCCTAGCAGAGTCATTGTCTTAGAAGCTCTTGTAGCTGAACGAGACAGACAAGAAATAAGGTATGGTATGCAAAACCATGCCAACCAATTTTGGAATGTAATTGCGTCTAAGAAAGTTGGTGATGTCGCTCATCAAATACAAGAACAAAGTGACTCCGCCTTATTCATTGAAATCGTTCAAACCTGTGCTGTTTATTTTGCCTGGGCAGAAGCCCTTCATCTAAACAATAGGGATAAGTGGAAATTTTAGAGGTACTTATGAAAAAGAATGCAGAAGATGCCATTCAACAACTATTAAAAAATAAGAATTTAAATCTGCAGTTGGGAGATAGTGCTTCGTTTGATTATGGGCGTATCCCATTTAACATTCCTGTACTAGACAAACTGACTGGTGGGGGTATTCCAAAGAAAAGATTTACTCTAATCTATGGTCCAACTAACGTAGGTAAGTCCTATTTAGCTTCACAAGTCGTTACCAATGTCCAAAAGGATGGTGGTTCGGCAGCTTGGATAGATACAGAACTATCATGGGATGCTGAGTGGATGGCTAAGTGTGGTGTAGAAGTATCTAAAACACTAGTAAGCCAACCTACAAATGGTGAAATGGCATTAAACACAGCTAGAGAGTTGATGGAAAGTGGAATAGATGTAATTGTTCTTGATAGTATTGCAGGGTTAGTTCCTACAGCAGTACAAGAAGAAGAATTTGGTTATAACCCTATGGCATGGCAAGCAAGGTTTGTTAATAGTGCTTTGCCTAAACTACTAGCCCATTTACATCACGGGTCAGCCTTGGTAGCTATAAATCAAGTTAGACAAAGTTTAGGCCCTGTGGCGTTAGATAATATGCCCGGAGGAGTAGCCCAATCGTTTTTTGCCCACTTCTTAATGCAAGTTAGACGAAAGGGTTGGATAAAAGAGGGCGAGGCAAACGTTGGTTTTGATATGGAAATTAGACTTCGTAAAACAAAGGTCGGTGGTGAGAATTGGAAGTCAGCAATTGTGCCCTTCAGAGTAGCGGGGGGTATAGATATTCTCGAAAGTTATATTAGAGAAGGTATTGGTCAGAAGAAGATTTCACAAGCAGGTGCCTGGTATACTTATGGCGATACTAAAGCAATGGGATTGAATGGTATTAAAAAACATTTTACCGATAATCCAAAAGATTTCGAGAAATTAAAGAATGAACTTACCACCTAGAGATTACACAGAACAGGAAAATTTTATAGCAAAAAGTTTGGATGACTTTGGTATGCGTTATCAAGAGCAAGCAGACTTCTTCCCATATACGGCTGACTTTTTTATACCAGAGGTGGGAATGATTATCGAGGCAGATGGTTATTATGGTCATCTTGCGAAAAGAGATGCAAAGAGAGATGAGTATTTAGGAAACCATAAAGATGTGGATATAATAATTCACATCAAAGAAAAGACCCAAAAAGATATAAAGGAAAGACTATGGCAGGAATTAAACAGATTAAGCCACCCATCAAGAAGGTAAAGCAAGCAGAGGACCCTCAAGATACTTGGCTTAATGAGTGTATTGATGATTACCTTAGAGGCACAATGTACGCCCCCAGAGCTGGAGTATTTTACCCTTCTTCCCTAGGTAATCCTTGTGATAGGTATCTATGGTTATGCTATCATGGTCACATGGTAGACCAACCTCTACCGCCTAATCTTCAACGAATTTTCCAATGTGGTAGTTCTTTAGAGGATAGAGTGGCGAAGTGGTTTA